AGAGAACAGACTGCAAGCAGTCCGGCATAGTGGCCCGCAATTGAGAGTCAGCAATCATCACGCAACAAGTTTAAGCTCACGACAAGATCGCTCAAGCTCGGAAGCATAGATCAATTCCGCGTCAACGTCCGAAAGCAGCGCTTGAGCGCTGGCTGAGGGTTGAACGTCGTTAAGAAGCATCAAGCCGCTTTGCGCCTGGCGCAAGCTGGCGATCTTCGCGTCAATCTCTTTTCTTAGAGTCAGGTTCTTTCTGCGGTCAATTAAGAAGTACATGGCAAGGTTAACTTTCTGCAATACGGTTAAGCACTCAATAGAAAGATCGTGTCTGTATGCAAGCAGGGTTTAGTAACGGGTTGCTCTGAGCTTGAAACCTCAGAACGCCATTTCGATTATCTTACCGGCCACGCGATCAAGCTGTGTGCGTTGATCGGCGAACGGGATAGTCTGACTGTGGCGAGTCATGCCTTGAGCGAATCCCCACACGGTACGCGGATCGCCGTCCTGCGCGGGCATACAGGCTTCGTAACTGGCATCAAGCGCTTTCCGCGAAACGTTCAGCGCACGCTTGCCGAAGAGCTTGTCAAGCACCTCTTCTTTAGTGTCGCCGATCTTGATCGTCATCGCAGACTTGATCTTTGCCTCAACGTCACTGGCTGACTCTTCCGCATACTTCTTGATCTGCGCGGCGTATGTCGCCCAACGTCGCCTTGCATCCCCAATGTGTCTAACCTTGATCTCCATCACTTCGGATGCACCCCAAATGATGTGATTGCCGCACATTTCGCGGTACAGGAACCGCGTGAGCTTGAGCGCACTTGCGCCAACTTCGGAGTTTTCGATAATCACTCCGCGTTGCAATCCAAGATCGTTTCCAGGTTCGGCGACACGTGCTTGCTGGTTGCGCAAGAACGCAAACATATCGTGATCGCTCGCGTAGAGCGCTGGCATATCATCGATCACGCGAATGTCTGGCTTCGCTGGTTCCCAACCTAAGCTCTGCAAACCGATCAAGCGCTCCGCGATCTCGTAATTCCAAATGCGCGAGTACTTCTCTGAAGTAATGGCCCGCACAAGCAGTGATCCGTTGTGATGGATCAAAAGCTTGGCGTTATCATCCGCCTGGCCGTTAATGTCTGCGCGTGCTTTCAAACCGTGGTTAAGGTTCTGCACTGCTAAGGTTGGCGGAAGCTGGCGCAAGTAGGATGCCGGTGCGTCCACTCTTGCGGCAAGCTGGCCGAATGCCCAATGCGTCAACGCCGCTGGCTGTCCTGAACGGCCAACCAGTAAGACATCTTCACCTTGTGCTTCAGTCCGAAGAGTCGAGTAAGGAACCGTTGATTGAGCGGCAACTACAGCATAAGCTTTCGTCGCATCGTGTAACGCTTCCAGAGAATCGAATCTTTCATCCGCTGGCCGTTTGGCCCACTGTCTGTGTGCTTTGAATAACTCCATGATCTTTCACTTTCTGCTTACTACGCGAGCAATCCCGCGTGTAGAGCTTGAGCTTGCGATCAGCACACGATCTTTCTACTGAATGCTAACCGTATTGCGCAACGCCCGATCCTACTGGCAAGGGCCAACTAGATCAAATTCTCGCGTTGCTTGCTATCAATGATCTGTTGAGTGGGGAACCTACCAGGCTTTACAATAAAGACCACTCTAGCCGTGTCTAATCACACGCGGCGAAATATCGTGCAGACATTCCGCCGTCTGAGATTAGCGAACTAGAAACCTCTTGCCTGGCGAACCTTCGCCATGATGAAAAGAACCGGAATTAAAACCAGGCATTCGATCATCGCTGTAAATGCTAACGTTTGGATTATCACTTGGTTGATCTCACTTTCTACCGGCGTTCGCCGACAAGAAGACTCTAGCAAAGTAAACGGCCAATGTCAACCACTTGCCAGACTAAAAACGATCTTTTTTTTTACGATCCGCCGATAGTGACAAAGACCGTCACTTTATGCCGTGATTATTCAACTTTTCCAGTGTTGAATGATCGCCAGATAGGATGCACTTGCAGCCAGAGAACCGCTACCAGAGAAAGCCGGAAAAGGGTAGGCAACCAGTCAGGCAAGCTCTGAAAAACCGTTTCTAGGGCCAGGAAACGCGAAGTTTTTAGCCTGGTTGACGGATTTTAGCGGTTTATGATAGCCTTAACCTCAATTCGCTGATAGCGTTGCGAATGATCAAGGGATTGAATCATGAGCGCAGAGATCAAGCAACCGAACAAAGGATCGGATAATCCGCTAAGGTTTACGCCGCGTCAAGGTTCCGGTGTCAAACGAGAACGGAATAGACAAGGCGGATTTAAGCGCGCAATACGCTTAACTGAGCAAGTTGAGTCCGAAATACTGTTACAACTGCGCAGAGGATCGCACTTAGAAACTGCTTTCGCACTTGCTAGAATCCCTGGTCAAACATACCGTGCCTGGTTGAGTCAAGCAAGAGAATCACTTGATAAGGTACAGCGCGGCGAGTACATAACTGAACGTCGCAAAAAGCTTATCAGATTCCTTGCGAAAGTAGAACAAGCACAAGCTCAGGCAGAGCAACGATTGATCATGAGTGTGCAAGATGCCGCGAATTCGGGCCAATGGCAAGCAGCGGTCGCACTTTTAGAACGGCGACATCCTGAGAAGTGGGCCAAGCAACAAGCTGGTGACATCAATGTTAACGTTGCAGTTGGCTTCGGTTATGTAGAGATCGTGCCATCCGAGCAACGATCCGTCAATCAGCTACCAGGATCGCCGGTGCCTGAATCAAGGCAACTAGAGCAAGGCGATCCGTCAACCGACACACCTCAAGAGTGATATACCATATCTTGTGCTTTCCTATCTGTGAAACAAGCCTAAAATCATCAACCCTTTAGAATCAACAGTTTACAAGGAATAGTGCGTCTGATAATCGCCATTATGGAAGATTATGACACACGGCGTGTCATCTGTGAAACGTACCAGGTAAGCAGATCGCCGGTTAGCAGATCGTGGCCCTGGTTGACGGATCGCCGCTCGCAACGTCAACCAGGAACCGGATCGCATGATGACGGCATGATCAAGCGATCCGCAGCGCGACCACACCCCACCCGCTCTTTTCGCTGATCGCACCCTGTACCGGCGAATATGGCGAGTCACGAAGCCTCAGTCCACTTTCGCCAATTTAACACTGTTGTACGTTCCTTCCCCTATCACGAGAGAAACTATATAGGGCAACACTAGCGTTTTTAGTGTTGCCTGTGATATCATTTTTTCGTACTACAATACTACATTGAAGATTTATTGAGTATTTATGCAAATTACCCACAAAGAGGGTACTACTTCGACTAAGCAACCACGAGTCTAAGTTGTGGGCAACGTTTGATTTACGCTCTTAGGCCATGTAGTCTTTCTCGTGCGATAAGGGACTACCGGAGCCTGGCTGTGGAATCTCAGTGCTATTAACCTTTTCAGTCGGCGAAAGGAAGGCCAGTAGTGGATATCGATCTTTCAGTTGTCAAACTAGAGCGCAACACGCGCTATGCTCACATAGGCGCTGATGGCAAGCACTTTCAATCAATCCCTCTTAACTTGATTGTTAGTGAGCTTGATACAGCGATCTCGGTGTCCGGCATCAATGATCCAAGTGTCTTTCTTACGGCGCTCTATCAGATAGTCGCTCACCAGACATATCATGTTGATGTTGATGAGAAATCAGGCATGGCTTATTCGAGTATATCTCGCGCATTGGAGCAAGGTGCGGGGAATCCACGTATTGACAGCCTGGAAAACATTCTCAATGGAGTTGGTGCAAGCCTGGCTGTGTGTAAGATCAGTGAGCGTGAAGATGATATACCTCATGAAGAGCTACAACGCGCTTGCTTCTTTCAACAAGAGGTGAAGCATAATCGCTGGCCGGTTAGAGAAACAATTGCCACACTATTTCAATTCGGCTTGCAGTTTAGAATCTTCTCGTTTGAGGATGTCAAGAAGAACAACATCATCGAACATCGCGTGAACATCACATCAATGGAAACGAGTAGTGATGATTTGAAAGGATTGAACAAAGCGGTTGCTGATATTACATCACTTCTGCTTGTGTTCAATGTTTCATTCTCTTACGAGTTGAGCATTCGACCGCCGATAGCCGAAGCAAAATAACAAACCAGCCTATTGCATTCTTTTCTGGACTGTGCTATAAGCTCCGGCTGCGCAGTGCGGTGTCTTCAGCGCTTCTCAATCATGAAATTCAGATGGCTCACGGCGAGTTGGTTTGCGAATCTGATCGTTCAACCGATCTTACTCAAGCTTGATCTAGTCAAGCGTGACATTATCGCAGCGATCAAAGCGTTGCCAGGTGGCGGTGAGATTGACAAGCGCTCCAAGACGTTACCGCTCATCTTTGTTCATGTTTCGGATATCCGATTAACTTTGAAGGGAGTGATCACTAACATGCAGTTGACCGATACACAGGAATTTGATTTTGAGTTTGGTAAGCCGCTTGACAAGAAGGGCGCTCCGGCGTCGGTTCAAGATGGTTCAGTGTCGTTGTCTGTCTCTGACAGCAACGGAACCATTGTGCCGAATCCTGATAATCCATTCGCCGGTACGTTCAAGGCGGACAAGCCTACCGCTGATCCAACAGCACCAGGTACAATCGTCATCGTTGCGGATGCCGATCTCGGTGATGGCGTTGAGAACATTCAAGGCGTCATTCCGGTGGTGGTGACTGGCGGCAAAGCCTTTGGCTTCGGGGAACCAACAATCGGCACAGTGCGCGAGCAAGCGTAATCCGATTTCACCTGTTCCTTGCCTTACATCACAAGCCAGGCGTGAGCGCTCAATCAAACTCGCGCCTGGTCTTGTGGCAACAAAGATCAAAGAGATGAAGAAAGGAAAGCCAACTCGCAAGATTAGTAGAGCACAGCGCACGGCGTTGGCTGAAGGCCGCAAGCATCCGAATGCGCAACGGTTGACTCAACAGATGATGAAAGGAAAGCAGCATGGCGGGAGTAAGTAAGGTTCCACGCTCGCTTGTTGGATCACTGGTCGAAGCGTTAATTGAGTTTGACGCTAAACAGGCGTTGAAATACTTGAGTGATCGGCTGGTTGTGAAAGCAACCCGCAAGACTTATCGCCGTGATGGTAAGCGAATTGATAATCGTGACTCAAGCATTTCAATCTCACTGAAGATAGGCGCACCAAATTACATTGAACGACAGTTCATTAAGAAGTGTAAGAAGGCTGGTGTGCCGTTTCCTGTCAAGAAGATTCAGTTTAAGTTTCCGTCAAAGAAAGGTAAGAAGAAGCGATGAGTAAACTTGTAGCGCGGATCGCACTTGCATTTGTGATCACGGCTGGTATCATCTTCTCTCAAGCGGCTTGCAATCAGAAGCAACTCGATCAAGCAACGAAAGCATCTGGCACGATTGCAAAGTACACCGGAACTGTGATCGTAACGGTTAGCACACTCTGGACAACTGGCGTCATCAAAGATATCAAGGTGAAAGATTTGATTGCGCAGAAGTTGAAAGACTTCTCGATCAGCGGTCGAGATTTCAATGATCTGATCATCGCGTATTCTAAGCAGTACGGAACCGGCGACGTGCCTACAAGCGTTTGGCGCGACATCATCGATCATTTTGATGAGTTGTCGAAAGTGTTTCTCGATCTCTTGACGCAGATTCCAAAGCTCGCGGGATTGCAAGACTCGAAAGCCTTTAAGTTCATCAGCGCGGCGGTTGTCACACTCGCTAACCTGTTCCTGAATGTCGGCGGTCTGCAAAAGAAAGTGTTGAAGATGCTGATGCCGAACTATACTGAGGTTGCCAACCGTTTGCGGTGCATCAAAGATTCGATTGACGATGTTCCCCAGGCAATGCAGCTATACGACGCGGAAGCAGCGTAACGACTATCGGAGTGCGGTTATCATAGGAAGCTCGTTGAGCCGATTACGACGAGAACGATCTGCTTGAAGTGGCTAACGGCTGGCTGTGACAAGTTAAGTTGATGATCGTGCTCCGAGAATTTTTGAGGAAGGATAATTGAATCATGGATTGGAAGAAACTAGCGGAAGAGGTGATCCCTGTTGCCGCAGCGATGACCGGCAATGCGAGCGTTGATTCAGCCGCGAAGATATTGGTGGACGCGGTTGATGCTCATTTGACTAACCAGGCTGCAACGAGTGGTAAGACACGCGATGAGTTGCTGCAAGGGTACAAGTCACAGTGGGAAAAGAACATTTCTGACGCTGACAAGTTACTGCGAGAGGGACATTGATCGTGGTGCCGTGATCCTGCGGTGAGGTAACATGCCATCGCTTATCCTGGTCGATAGGCAGCCTGAGTGATGGTCTTGCTGTTCGGGATCACGGTGCTTGCCTAATTTTATAACGGCCTTATACGGCGGAAGGTAGGTGATCACCTTGAAACGATTTGCAATGTTGGGATTGATCGCAATCATGCTTTGCTTTGCGGCTAGTTCCACGGCGCTAGCTCGTGCTGCGCCGGAAAAGAACAAACGAGTTGTCGTTGTCACTCAGGCGGTGAATGTGTGCGGAAGCTTCGTGCTGAGCGTACACAATACGCCGGTGGTACTCAATGACAATTTCTTGATTAGTCAAAGGCTGACGGCCAACGTGCGCTACAATGAACAGTTCAGGCGCGAAAGCTCTACGATACGGGATGACGGCGACGGCACTACTTACCGGCGATCCGGCCCTGGCATCGTGTTACGTCTTTGACTGTATCACAACGCATGGTAAATGCGCGTCTTCGATAAGTAAGGGAAAAGGATGAGAGCGGCTAGATGTGACTGGCCGCTCTTGTCTTATTTGATGAATGGTTCCATTAGCTCAACCTTCTGTCTACGATCAAACCGTCAAGCCGTTACGCGAGTACACGGCTGATGGTGGTCTGAAACTTAACTTTCATGCTGGACAGTTGAAAGCTTGGAATAGTGAAGCGCGATTTATCGCGGTGATCTCAGGCACACAGGCGGGTAAGACATCTTTTGCACCTCATTGGCTGTTGCGAGAAATACATCTACGCGGAACCGGCGATTATCTTTATGTTGCCTCAACCTTCACACTGCTTGATAAGAAAGCTCTTCCTGAATTTCGAGAAGTCTTTGAATCTAGAGGTAAGTTAGGCAAGTATTATTCAGGGACAAAAAAGTTTGTCTTCTCTGATGCCGGAATGAAGTATATTCACGGCGCTGATGCTTATGATCCTCTAAAGCCTACCACTGTATTCTTTGGTCACGCGAATAATGCTGAGTCGTTGGAGTCAGCAACCGCTAAGGCTGCGGTTTGTGACGAAGCGGGCCAGGAAGATTTCAAACTTGAGTCCTGGCAAGCTGTGTTGCGTCGTTTGTCGATTCATCAGGGCCGTGCTCTTATTCCTACCACTCCGTATAATTGGGGTTGGTTGAAGACTGAAGTTTTTGATCGTTGGAAAGATGGTGATAAGGATTATGATGTAATCAACTTTGCTTCTGATATGAATCCGCTGTTTCCTAAAGCGGAAATGGCACGAGCAAAGCGAACGTTACCAAGATGGAAGTATGAGATGTTCTATCTTGGATTGTTTACACGGCCAGCCGGACTCATTTATGATTGCTTTGATTCTGAGTATGCTTCGTCATTCATTGCTAACGATGGAAATCTAATCAAACCGTTTCCTATTCCTGAAAATTGGCCTAGAGTGATCGGTATTGACTTTGGCGGGATCAATACGGCTGCACTCAAGTTTGCTCTTCATCCGACACAACCGTTTTTTGTGTGTTATGAAGAATATTATCCGCGCATTCATCGATCATCGGCGGAACACGCTTGTTATATCATGGAGCATGAGCCGACTGTCACTGTTGACTGGCGCACGTCGAAAGCCAGGCCGGTGCCAACGTTGACATATCGGAAATCTTTGTATACTATCGTCGCCGGTGCGCTGAATGAACGCCAGTGGCGAACTGAAATATCATCGTCCGGTTTAGAAGTGCATCCTACCTTGCTGAAAGAAGTTGAGCTTGGCATTGATCGCGTCTACAGTCAGGTGCAACAACGCTGGTTCAAACTCTTTTCTACTTGCCGATATTCTTTATCTGAGTTTGGGAGCTATTCGCGTGAAGTTGATCCCGAAGGCAATCCGATTCCTGCAACGATTGTCAATAAGGCAAAGTATCATTGTCTTGATGCTGCGCGTTATGCTGTAAGCTCAATTGGTGATCCGAATAGAGTAGCAGACTGGACAGAAGATGATATCCGAGTGCTGCATCCTGATGTTGATGCAGAGTTAGAAGAGTTGCTTGAACAATTCGATGATGACGTGAATCTTGACTCTCCGCGTATAAAAAGATTAATTGAACGTCGCAATGCTCTGATGTACCGGCCACATCGCGGAATGCCACGGATCATTGATGTCGAACCGGAGATGTAAACGAAATGGGATTGCACTTAGGCAAGCTTCCTTTGACAACAGAGTGGCAACCGTACACTCCAAGTATAATGTGCAAGTCTGTGGAGTTGACTGGTACTAAAGGCTGGTCATGGTGTACAAGCATTGAATCTGGCGCTATTCGTGCTGTTGGTGCGTTGGTAAGAGAACCTATCATACAGAACAGTCGCAATATAGCTCAAGGGGAAACGTTACTCTTTTTCAAGGGAGATGAAGAAGGTGAAATTTACGAAAAATGCACGTACTAAGCTAACACTTGTAGTGTTGTGCTTACTCGCACTTGTCGGCTACGTTCTAGCCGTGTCACCACAACAGAACGTCTCTGGTGGTGGATCGGTGTCAATTGTTCAAGGCGGCAATACAGCCGTTGTTTCTGGTGCCGGTGCTTTGAAGGTTGATCCATCGGCAGTTACACAGCCGGTTAGCGGAATCTTCTGGCAAGCTACGCAACCTATTAGTGGAACTGTCACGGTGAATGCTTTACCGGCTGGCTCTAACAATATTGGTAAAGTAAACGCTCTACCGCTTGATGGCTGTGGTGGAACTAACTACGATTCAGGATTGCTTACTCTACCAACTGCTTCAATATCGGTTACAGTTACAAACACATGCGTCTATGCAGTTGGCTTGATGAATATCACAAGCTCAGCGCAGACGTGTACAATCACTGATGGTCAAGGTACGCCGGTGACGGTTGTTTCCAGCTATCAGATTCCGGCAAATTCAACTGCTCGGTTTGTGTTTGATGGCGTGAAGTTTCTTACCGGAGTGAAATGGAGTTGTACTAACGCAACTTCTGTGACTGGATATGTTCGCGGAACGCAATAAGCTCTGGCAAAAGCGTCTTGCAGCGTTTGTTGTTTTAGCTTTTCTAGTTAGCGTTGCTGCGACACCTCAGATGAATGTATCTGGTGTGTTGCCTGTTACTTTTGGCAATGCGACTGGAAAGACAAATGTGCTCAAGACTGGAACGCTTGTATCAACGGCCACTACCGCTGATCAAGTGTTGCTGACTTATACTGTCACTACGGGAAAGACTTTTTATCTCTCTTACTTTGATTACACTGCGCGATTGGCAACTTACGCAGCAACCGCAACAAACTTTGGAAATTGCTCACTTGAAAGTCCGGCTGGTACAAAATTACATACATCAATGGTTGCTCATGCCGGTAGTCCAACTTTGACACAAGAGGCTATGACTGAGCCTATGTCAATTGCATCCGGTGTAGTTGTGCGGTTAGTCTGCACTCCAAGCGCTACAACATCATTTACTTGGATCGGAAATTTCGGTGGTTATGAAAGGTAGCGATCCTACAATGAGTGAGTTTTCAGAAAAGTATCAACTTGATATTGATGATCTTGAGATTGCCAGATCACTTCATCGTGTTGTGCGAGCAATGCATGATGGTGAGTGTCCTAAGTGTCATGCGTTGTTTGAAAGTCGCAGTATGCGCTTACCACGTAACATCCATGATAACCCTCTTAGATTTGATCTCATTTGTCCTGGTTGTCAGTTTACGGTTACAGCAAAAGAACAAGATGATGTGATCAAGCAGTTCGCTCCGGTGATGGAGCGCAATCTTGAAGTCTTTGAGCTTTGGCGATCTGAAAGATGAGCGTTTCTATTCTCACTAAAGTTGAGCGAACGCCGAAGTTTCCTGGCGAGTGGGTACGCATGACGAATGAGACATCAGAAGTGTATCCGATTGTGATTTGCTGTCCTGAGTGTACCAGGCTTTCGTCTGTCTCTACACAGAAGCACAAGATAACTTTTCATCATGACGACACGTTCTCTTTAGAACCGTCGTACGTTTGCCCGTTTCCACCTTGCACCTGGCATGTTTGGATTAAGCATGGAGTGTGTACAAAATGACATTTGATCCTAACATCGAGCATAGAGCACATCTTGTTAATCCCCTGGCATTGATTTCTAAAATCTTTGCGCCTAGTTCAATTGAAAGTCTCAGGCCCGCTTCCATTACGCCAATTGATCGGCGAAGAGTATACTTACTGCTTGAAGCTTATTACTATAATACAATCTACAATCGTGAGATATGGCAAGGTTCTTTGGATTATGTTAACCGTGAGCTTGGCGAAGCAGCGGCCCGCGATCTTTCTGGCTTATTCAATCCTATTGAGCGCGGAACAGAACTGTACGCACAAAACATCTTCGCTGGCAACTTCGGCGACGAAATCTTTCTTGCTGATTCTGTGGGAACTAAGAACAAGCCACGTAAGTTGAATGAAAAGATCATCGATCCACTTGAACAGATTTGGGAGTGGTCAAACTTCAATTCAGGTGAAAAAGAACGCTTTCCGCGTTTGGGATCGATGCTTGGTACAGTTGGCATTCGCGTTGTTGCGAAAGTAGGTAAAGACTGGCCGAATGATTCAGTTGATGAGCGTCTTGTCTATATTCAATTTGAGCATCCTTCAATCATTGAAGATTACTCAAAGAATGAACAGCAAGATATTACTCAAGTTTTGACTACTCATCGAGTGGTTGAGGGTGATATCCAGATCAATGATCCTGAAACCTCACGCTCAATTGAAGTTTATAAAACGTTGATGAATGAGAAAGTTTTTGAGACTTACAAGAACGATCAGCCTTACGATGAGGTGGTTGATGCAGTAGACGGCGAGTTTGCTAGTTGTCCGAACATTCTTGGCACTGTTCCCTATGTGCTCGCATTCCATCGCAAGCTTGAAGGCAATTGGGGTGCCTGGTGGTTTATGGGATCAGAGAATCCTATTGATAGATTGAATTCTCTCATTGCGCATATCAATCGGCAAATCATTCGTCATGTTAGAGTGAAGTGGTTGGTTAGTTCTAAAGGGAATCCACCAAGAGAAGTCAATTTCAGTGATACTTCAGTATTGTTCATTAAGCTAATGCCTGAACAACAATCAAATGATACGCATATTGAAGCGTTGGTGTCGAATCTTAAACTTGATGATGCGATCAAGCAAGCAACAACGATCATGAGTGAGTTACGTGATCGGATGCCAGAGCTTAAAGCTACTGATGGTGATTTTCTCTCTAATACTACCGGCCAGACGATTGCGCAGCTTCGTACTCCGGCTGTAGATCGATTGAAGGTTGCCAGGGCAAATTATGAATCAGCTTTGATCAAGGCTCAGAAGATGGCTTTGGCTTATGGCATTCTTCTTGGTCTTTGGGATGTAGGAAGTGGTAAAGGTGATATTGAATCAGTGCAAAGGGCGATTAAAGAGAAGTTGTTTGATCATAAATTCAATGAGCGTGACTATCTTACTGTTACCAAGTCTGAAGCTCTGCAAAATCAACTGTTAGAGTTGCAGATTGAATCTGAACGACAGGTGAGCGGTTCTCTTGCTTCCGGTAACGGCGGCAAGCCTGTAGTTAATAGTGCAGCCGGTCAAGGATCGTTGAATCAGCTTCCAGGATCAAACAATCCAGCAAGAACTGATGTGACACCAGCACCTAGACAACCAAGAACAGGCAATGTCAATTCTAATGTAGATTGATGGTAAGAAAAAATTGAATGGCTGATGATACGAGTAAAAAGCATGATCGTGAGATTGATGCTCTTATCACGGCTGGTTTAGTTGCTCTGCGTAAAGCATTTGGCATCTTACTAATTCTTAAACTTCTGCAACTCACCTTTCGACAAACCATTCTTGATGAAGATAGGCAAAGAGCACTCGCAATTTTACAATCAGAGCTTTCAGAGCGAACAGCGATTGATGGTTCAATCTATCGTGTGATTGCTGAGTCTGTCCGTAAGGCTGGCCCTGATGTAGTTAATTATGAGCTTACTGTTGCTGATGAGTATGGATTGATTCTTTCATCTAGACTTCAACATGCTCAGGATCAGTTGATTCGTCAAATTGATAATAGCATGACAGAGGCAGTATTGAAGGAAGAGTTTCGGAGTAGTGTTGCTGTCACTGTATTTAGAATTCTTTCTCAGCATGGTGTCTTCAAACGAGTAATGGCGTATGATACAGCACGAGCGTATAACCTTCAGCTTTTATCTAGTATCTTTGCTTCTAATGCAGATCGAGTACGAATTCGGCTATCTGATCAGCACATTGTGACAGATGTTTGCGATCATCTAGTTGGCATTTTTCCTGTCTCTGAAATCACTGGCCCACCTTATCGGCGCTTGCCGCCGTTTCATCCGTTTTGTAATTGCTATGTAGTTCCATATAAATAGAAAAGTTTTTCGATCTTCTGCTTGACAATCCAACAACGCTAGTTTATTCTCCGTGGCCGTGAAGGAACGATCTACTTAGATTATGCCTGAACCTACCAAACCAGACGATCAGCAACTAACTCCACCTGGAACCGCACCAGGGAAACAGCCTGGTACTGGCGATCCGCCAGCACCGGACTTGTCAACTGCGGGTGCTGACACCGGCGCGGGCGCTACAAAGAAGAAGGGCGAAAAGCCTGAAGGTGTAACGCCGGAAGTTGAAGCTTATCTTAACGCTGAGCTTGCAAAGGCTCGTCGTTCATCATCAGAAGAAGGTAAGCGTAAGGCGCGTGAAGAGCTTGAAGAAGAACAAGCGGCTGCGACTGCTACTACAGAAGAGAAGTTGAATAAAGCTAATGCTGATCTGTTGACTGCTAAAGCAGAAAAAGCGGCGGCTGAAACTCAACTCCGAAAACTGTTAATGGCAATTAAAGTCGGCTTGCCCAATCCTGATGTTAACTGGAAACGGTTAATTGACACTGATGACGATGAAGCTCTTGAAGCTGATGCAGTGTCGTTGAAGGAAAGCTTTGGCGCTCCGAAAGCACCACAAACACCACCGATCACACCTGGTGGACGCGGCGGCGGAAGAACCACACAAGAAGGTACTCGCTCTGAAACAGAAACAGAGGAACAGACAAAGGTTGTTGAGCAAGCAAAGCATCCTATGTATGTTAACCTCTAAGTTTTTCGATCTGTGCGGTAACGTGCGAATCGAATTCTGATTTCAATTTTCTGAGAAGAGGGAGAACGAAATGAGTTTAGTTGCGCTTTCTACAAAAGCGATTGCGTCTCTTTCTTCACTTGAGCCGCCAGCCGGTCATCGTCTTAGCGGATTGATCGCCGGAGAAGATATATTCGCAGGTGCAGCTTGTCGTATTGATGATGATGGTTTGGTCTATCTGTCATCGGCGAATGCGGCTGACTTCCATGCGGATGTTCACGGTTATTCGTGGCGTGCAGTGAAGTTAGGTGGAGCGATCACGCTTGGTTTTCATGAGCGCATGGCTTACGGCGATGAACTAACACCAGGCGCACCGTTGTACCTTTCTGCGGACAGTACAAAGAAAGGGCGACTTGATACTGCACCTGGAACCGGATCGCCGTTACCGTGTGCTTTCGTTATGGAAGACGGTCAACGTATTTACTGTCTTCAAAATGTCGGAATGTCGTTGGCGGTGTTTTCAAGCGCCGAAGCAACGACGTTCTTTGCGAATGTTCCGCAAGCGAACGAAGCTTTGCTTGGTAATACAACTGATCTGACGGCAGTACCAGGCGTGTTCGCTGATCTCGCGGCTGTGCAAACGTATCTGGTAACGCTTCGCTCTGAAACCGAAGCGAGACTGGCTGCAATTGAAACCAAATTGGACTCTGTGATCACAAAGCTGATCGCGGGCAAGATCATCGCGCCATAACGCGCTTCAATTCTAGGAAAGGATAACAGGAAACCAAAATGACTACGAGATTTGTTGATCTTACAAACGTTTCTCAATTTGGAACACTTGATGTCTTTGCCAGTCTTGCAGCGCAAGCACGCGATCAGACGATTGCGGCATACGGCGAAGATAAAGTGTTCCAGACGATTGATGAAGGATTTCGGATTCATAATCGTCTTGTGCGCCAGATGATCTCTGAGCGCGTTCAATTCACTACCGGCAGATTGTTTCGCTATGGTGGTGATCCAATGTCTGAGATGCAGCGGCTTGATGAATTCGGTACGCCGGACGCTCAGCGCCGGATGACAGGAGCAACGCTTGGCTTGCCTCTGGATTATTTTGGCATTGCTGTTCAATGGACTCGAAAGTTCATGCAGAACAACACTGTCGAAGATTTACTGAAAGAGGCGATAGCTGCGCGGTTGGCTCACATTCGCCGCGTTCGCCGCGAAATTCTTCGCGCATTGTTTACTCCAACTAACAATGTGAATTACGAAGATGAGTTGGTTGATTACCTTAATTATCCGCTTCGGGCCTTGCTCAATGCGGATGGTGCGCCAATTCCACCAAACCCGTTTACGGGTGAGGATTTCGATCCGACAACTCACACGCACTATCTCTTCGCAACTTCAATAAACGATACGGCTGTTGCTCTGTTGATTAAGACAGTGCAAGAGCACGGCGTTGACGGAACGCTGCGGTTAGAGATCAGTGAAACCGATGAACCGGCTGTGCGAGCATTAAACGGTTTTGTTGAAGCATTGCCGATCAACGTGGAGCAAGCTTACGGCTTTCAGGGAGCGCTTACTGCTCAGGGCCGTGCGCAAGTCATTAACACGGCTGATCGATACATCGGTGTCTACGGCGCTGCGCAGGTGTGGGTAAAGAACTGGCAATTTCCTGGTTATCTGGATTGTTGGGATGACGGATCGCGTCCGATTGCAATTCGTACCCGCAAGAACAATCCAAACGGCTATGAGTTGCAGATCGCCTACGAGAACGAAACATTTCCGCTGCGTGCGCGTGTTCTTGATGCGGAATTCAGTGCTGGTGTGATGGTTCGGCATAAGGCGGCTGTGTTGTATGTCCACGCGGGAGCAACGCAGTATGTCATGCCGACAATTCCATAAGGTTCTGCGTGGTACGGCAAGGGCCGCGTAGACAAACGAGCGGCGAACGGAGTTAAGAATAATCCTTTCGCCGCTCATCCCCTTCTTAATCTTTTCTTTTGTGGGAGTGAATCATGGCTGCGAAGGATCAACCTAACAAGAGTGATGTTGCTCAGAGCGACGTTACCAGAAGCAATCCAACGGAGATTGATGCTCCGGCACGTACAGGCACGCAGAGTCCTACCGGATTACAACCGGATGAGCGTGTTGCACAAACCACCTTAAAATCGCTGGACGCTCTACCGCCAAGTAACAAGGCTGAAGCAGCCGTGCAACAAGCTGTAGAAGATGCAATGCACGATCAGTATGTGCAGGAAGAAGCACAGCGGCGTGTTGCGTCGGCCAGGGCGCAGCGTTTGATGGATAGCGTGAACACGCAAAATCCTTATGGACTCAAGGAAGGTGAGATGCCGGTTTATTCGGTTGGCGGATGGCTGTGTGATCCGAATGGTAATCGTATTAAGCGAGCACCAAACAGCAAACCGATTCGGCGAGAGACGATTGTTGATCGTGCCACGTCAATGAAAGAAATGTAAAGCCGGCTGACTTACCGGCGCTCTGTGGATTTAGGTTCAAAGATTATCCACGGAGAATTAACTGTGCTGAGTAATCGCTTGTGCCAAAGCTCAATGAAGAGATACTTGCGCAATCGAACGGTGCAACGCTTACGCCGGATGAAAGATCGTATATCCGTTTTGTTCTTGGTATTCCAGAAGATTCCGCAACTGATCTCTATACTCGATCTGAGGAACGTTTTACGTCGATGGCGTCAAGTACGTTCTTTAATAAAGCACTTCGCACTCTTATTGCACGTTATGGCAAGCTCGGTGATGATGTTATTGAGCTTGCCGGAGTCAAGAATTTTGCTTCGGAAGAGCAACGTTTACGCATTGCTTTGATGATGCAAAACTTTGTCTTTCCGCGTGACAAGCAAGTACCGCTGGAAGATGTACTCACTGAGGTAAAAGAACGTGAATTAGGTGGAGTGATGATTCAAAACATTCCAGTTAATTACGGTGAGCTTGGTAGGCATGGACGATCAGATTTTGATGATGAATTTGGCCCGTTTCTGTAATCGTGATGCCAGACTGGACAATAGAGGATCGCATTGAGTTTGAGACGGATCGGATTATCAACTTTGGTTCTGATGCGTCAGTTATTCTTTACAATGATAAATCAGAAGAATTAATTACGATTGAACAATTCTGGTTTATCTATAAAAGAAAGAACTGGACAGCAAATTCATACGAGTATCAGGTTAAGATTGCGGAAGATGATGTGAGGTACGATACTCCGATGGCAACTGTTAAAACAATTCGCTATAAGATTGATGGTGAGCTTTCAGACGTTTATGATCATAATGGTATTGAAGCGCCGGACTTTGGTGGTAAGCGTACTTGGCTGATCGGAGTGAACAAACCGAAGTTTCGCAACAATTTCTTTGTTAGTGCGTGAGGTGAGTTGATGGCAAAAAAGAAGCCTAAGCTTGGCTCTGGTCAACGTTTCAAACAATTAAAGAACAAAGTTGGATCGGCTGCGCTTGCAGCTTCTATCGGACGCAAGAAGTATGGTAAGAAGAAGATGGCGAAATTGAGTGCGTCTGGTCGCAAGCGAAAGGCAAAGGCCAGGAAGAAGTAGCTTTTCACAATGGCTGAGATTCAGATTGCATTAGGCGGTGGATATGATGCAATTCAGATTGAACCGATCTTGATCTTTCGTAGAAACGATGCTTTTGAGAACGCACCAGACATAGTTGCAGAACAAGCGGGATTGTTCTTTGACACTATTAAAGATGACATTGCTGAGTCTGTTCGCGGAAGAATGCGTGAGTGGCGTGGTGAAGAAAAAAGAGATGTTAGCGCCAATGTCTTTCCTGGCATTTACAATCAAATGAGTTTGATTGTTGGTGGTGATGTTGTTCAAACCTTCACTGATGAATTCGGATTGCCAGCGCGTAAAGTTTTTCCACCATTCGGACAAGGTTCTCTTTTGTTTCAGTGGGTAGTTGATAAGCTTGCTCCACAGCCTTTGCCGGTTGAGAAACCAAGAGTTGATGAGGATAAGCGATTGCTCAATGCGCAACTGAGTGCTACGTTTGCAGTTGCTTTAGCAATCAATCAAAGAGGGTTGCCCGCTCCATCAGATTATTTGCATGAACCTTTCAAGCAGACGTTTGAAGAATATTTGCCGCGAGTGCTTGAAGGATTAGTGAATGTTGGTGTAAGAGCGGCTTCAATCATTAATACGAGTCAAGCCGGTTTAGTTGAATTTGTTGTGCATGATTGATTTATGAGCGTTGATAAAGTTGAAGAAATGAGACAGCGGTTGCTTGATAAAGCTGATCGTGCTCTGGACAATGAGCGTTCATATTCTAAGATTGAAGATCGTGCAGACTTGGTAAATTACGATCCGGTCTTTAGAGAAGCTTTTCTTGAAAAGCGTAGAGCAAGAGATAGAAGAATCAAGCTTGCGGTGATTTTAGCTTACGGTAGTATTTGTGCTTGTTGCGGAGAATCTAATGAAGCGTTTTTAACTCTTGATCATGTAGAGGGTGGTGGTAATCAGCATCGTAAGATGAACGGTTCTTTGAATTCATGGCGTTGGGCAAGAGCAAACGGATTTCCTAAGATTCTTCAACTGTCTTGTATGAATTGTAATCAAGGCAGATATATCAATGGTGGTGTCTGTCCGCATCAAGAGATGCGATTGAGGTTGGTGAATGATGGCACTACCTGATGACTATGATAGTCCTAGCGGTGAAGAGCAAGCGGAGTTAGTAATCAGACAAGCAATTGTTGATTGCTTCCTTGCTGTGGCAAATAATGAACGGTTTGGATTTACCTCTGAGTTAGCACATTCGAGATTGAGGTATCCAGACTCAACAAAAACTTGGGAATTGATTTCGTCCATTGTTGATCCTGATACGGTGAATGAGGATGCAAGTGTTCAAACAAGACTTTTGCGGTACTTCGCAGTATCGTTTATCGGACAATCAAGGAAGCTTCGTGAACTGACAATCAATTACGCAATTAAAATTAGTTTTGGATTCAAGGATGTTTACAGCACTAATGTAAATCGAAATTCAAGTGATGAGGTTGTTGGTTGTGTGATGCAATACGGAAAATATCTTGCTAACAATCTTAATCTTGGTCTTGATGATCGAGTAAGTCATCAATACTTGCAGACATCAAATTTTCGGTTTGTCATCAAAGATCGGCAAGGTAATGCTGTTATGGTTGCTGACAACAAACTTTCAGTAATTTTAGAGGTGTGCTGATGAATAAAACTGATAAGACAGTTAAGCTCGCTGGTAAAGCTGAGCCGCCAACATACGCGGAACCTGGTCAACCAGACGTGCCGATCAATGTTGGAATGGATCATGTGATTTATGTACCGTCGTTGAATGTGCAAAAAGCCGGTTTTACTCCATATCGGCTTGACGAGAAGAATCAGCATGTCGATGCGACTATTGAGTTGTTGACGCAGTATCCCGGCATTTACAAACCGTTTGCGGAAATTTAGCTCTGTGAGGTGATCTAATGCCCGCTAGAAGAAGAGCCGAGCTAGTCCTGGCGTTCCCCAACCACGGCCAGGCTCAAAGCAATTTTGACACGCCGATGGCGGAATCTGTGCTTGTTAAGGCCTGGGCCATGACAAGTGATAGTTATCCAGGCATTGAGCGGGAGATTGATCGTCTGCTCAACTGCACGCTTGAGCGGCTTGTGCAGAAAGAATTGCTGCGTCGCATCATGCGTTTTAACTTTGACTTTGAAGCGAACGGTCAATTGATCTCTCAGTTACTCGCTTACAAAATGGGAGTTGCAGCCGCACCAACCGGAACGCAAGCGAATCAGGTTCAAACCCTTACAATGACCGGAACTGGCGGCACGTGGCGTGTCGGTATCACCATTGGTCAGTACATCAAGTACACACCATATCTCGCATGGAACGTGTCAGCCGCTAATCTCAAAGCGGCAATCGAGAACCTGACTGCTATTGGACGCAATAATACAACAGTTACTCTGTCAACTGGTGTGTATACGATTACACACGTCAACAATTTGGCGCGTGCAGAGATGCCGCAATACGTTGTTGACGGCGCGTTGCTTACTGGTGGTACTGTCACACCGTTGGAAACCGTGCCAGGTGTTCAAAAGACTCACGCACTTAGTGAGATCACGACGTTCCAGCAACCGGCATTTGGCTTTGTAGTGGGCTATCGCAATTCGTCACGTTTGCCGCGTCGGTACGATTCGTGTGTTGTGGATTCTTTGCGTATATCTGGTGCCCATGCGCAGCCGCGATTGACAGCGAATGTCGGAATCGTTGGAAGTGGAAATCTGAATGACGTGACTAGCGGCTATACTATTCCGGCTTGTACGATCTATAGACCAATTCGATTCAAGGATTGTATTCTGATTATTAATGGTGTTGACTACTCAAATCAAGCTGTCACCGGCAATCCTTGGCGGGATTTTGAGTTGACGATGAGTAGTGGGATCATTACTGACGACGACGCTTATCCAGGTCAGGATGAGGATGTTCATCGTTTGGAACGCGCAGATGAACGGCCCTGGGCTTTGAATGTCGGTATCCTGGGAGAGAAAGGCGACGATATCTACGCACTTGCTGAAGAGAACGCAGAAGTAGCGGTTTCGCTTCAGCTAGGCCGAACGAATGAGTGTGATATCATCACTCTTCCAAAGGCGTCCGTAAGCTTGCGTAATCCTGAAACAGCCTTTGACGGAACCGCGAAGCGAACAAAGATTCTGATCAACATTGAGCCTGAAGAGATACCGGGTGACGCCACGACACCTTACACGGTGGCGGCTAAGTTCGATGAAACGGCAACTCTGCTAACAGCGGCGTAGTTGCATAATTGATTTTGTAGGCTGTTGCTCCGATACCCAAACGCGGAGACTTCTTGTTAACTCAAGTATGTCTCCGCGTTTGTTACTTTTGAAAGGAAACCTTGCTGTGAGTAAACCTGAAGCAAAACTAAAGCTAGAGCCCGAGAAAAAGGGCTTTCAACGATCTCAACTAACAAATGTTGTAGAGGTAAAGTTGAAAATGCCCCTCCTTTATCCTTCAACAATTGAACAACCCTTTACGCTTTACATGCGTTTGCAGTTAGTCAAAGAGGCTGAGGAGGCACAAAGCAGATTCTTGATGCTTTCCAGTGACGAAGCTGATGCTGCGACGCATGAATACGACGCGCATATAATCAGCCTTCTTTCAGTGAAAGCGCCTGAAGGGTTTTCTGACTTCCCCTCTGTGGGTGATGATCCTCAATCTTTGCAGAAAGCGATCTATGATTACTTTCTGTTTATAGAAGGATCAGTCGAAGAGCGTGAAGCAATGGCGCATATCTGTCGGCATCTTGTGTCACGCTATCGTCGGACTACTACTCCGTCCGACTATCTTTGAACTGTTCAGAATTGTATGTGAGTACACGATTGCTCACACCTACGCGCTTGAAGAGTTAGATAGTAGCTATGACAATTGCGGCACGATGTTCTGTGATCGACCGGAGGCTGACGTTGATCATGGCTGTCCTGATTGTTTAGTATCGCAGTTGGTTAAAGAGTTAAAAGAAGATTGTGAAATTGCTTTTGATTCTGTAGCAGCTACCAAAAGGGATAGAAGATTGTCTGAGTTGTGGCCCTGGTCATTCGAGAAGCTTCAACAGGATGTTTCTATTGTGGGAAATGTCGATGCGTCTGTTGATGGTAAAGGGTATAGTCCAGATTGGACGATGAGAATTAAGACTCTTGTTTCGATCATGCGTGGTGAACGCTACAAAGCTCATAAAGCGCGTATGCTTGAGATAACGAACAAGAATGGCGGACGAAGAGACACAGAATAAAGTGGAGCTTGAGTACACGGCGCGTGTCAACAGGGAATCCTTCAGACAAGCGCGTGAAGATGTGCGCCGTGAGACAGAGCAGTCGGCGTCTTCTGCAAAGAGTACGACGCCTGCTAGCGCAGCTACTGGTGTAGAGAGTGATCGTGAGATCGCTGAGATTCGTCGTGTGCGTGCTGAGCGGGATCGAGAAAGAGCGGAAAGGAACGCGCAAAGAACCAGAGAGGTTAATCAACAGCGTGTAGTCAGTGATGAAGAGTATCGTATCATGCAGAGGCTGAACACGCAGCGAAATCGTTTTGATGAGGCGGAAATCAGAGGTAAGAAGAAAGTAAGAGACGAAGCTGTTAAGCTCGCTCAAGAGAAAGCGGCGGCTGAGCAGGCTGCTTTGCGAAGTGGTGCACCTGTCAATGCTTTGTATCCAGGCACGGGCCCGGCTAATTTCAATTTGACTGGTGGCTATAGAAGTTCTCTGCTTGCTAGAGCTAATAGCGATCAATTAACGTCTTTTCGTGATACGTACTCACCTGAAGGTGGTGGTGGTTTAGCTGCATTTCTTAAAGGCGGAAAAGGATCATCAACGTTTGGTACTCGCAGAGCTTTATCTGAAGCGGGATCGATTGTAGGCGCTCAAGAGATCGGACAGATATCCTCTTTGTTCGCGTTTGGGCCGCAATATGCGGTTGCGGCTGGTGTTCTCGCTGCGGCGGCGGCTTCACTCAAAGCTGTGCAGGCGTACATTGCCGAACGTGACGCAGTTCAGTCTTTGAACCGCGAGTTGGTTTCCACTAATCAAAGCTTTGGCGTGATTTCTGCCTCTACCGAAACTTTTACCGCACGCTTGAATCTTTCTAAGACTGAAGCTCTGTCCTTAACATCTTCTCTGGCTGTAGCGGCTGATAAGGTAGGGTTAAAGCTTTCTAATGTGCAAACTGAGCAGCTAACAACTCTATTGCAGAATAGAGGGTTGGATACGAAAGAACAAGAGAAGTTTATCCAACAAATCGGATCTGATTTACCGAAAGCATTTGAAGAGGTGACAAAGCGCGATCCTTCTGTCTTCTTGGATGAATACGCACGAAGCATTAATACAACTTCAGACAAACTCACGATCTTGCAAAAGAATCAGTTACTGTTCAATGAGTTATTGGCCCGGTCTGGGGATGGTGCTGCTATTGCTCAGGCTCATTTGAATTCTCTTGGTGGTGAGTATGAAAGGCTCTGGGCCTTGGCTAAAGGTGGCACTGCTTTTGTCGGCGAGCAAATAGTTGCTGATGTGACGGCGTTTGTTTCTGGTCTTATATCTCCTATCACAGGTAAAGCTGAAACTTTCAGCGGAAAGTACGCTTACGAAGCCGGTATCCAGGACGAGGACGCTAAGCAAGCTGAATTGAATCGAAGAGCAATCGCTAATAACTTGTTGAAGAAGAAAAGAGAGAGTGATCTTGAAATCTTAAGTAGGCAGCAGCAAGCGGCTAATATTTACACGACTTACTTTGCGGATCGTTCCAGGGAAAATGTTTTAGCCGGTAGATTTTCTCAATCAGCGCAGTATAAGAACTTGCTTGAAACATCAGAACAGTTTGAGGGGGATAAAGGGAAGTTATCGACTGTCGAGGCTAAAAAGAAATCTGATGAGTTTTTGGACGCGAAGATTTCACAACTGGAAGAAGCTCGCCAAAAGGTTATTTCATTCAGTAAGACTTTTCGTGATGAATTCGCGGAGCTTGCGCAACTTCGCTTGCCTACTGAAAGAGACAATCCCTATGTAAAAATCTTTTCTGACGGTGAGCTTGCCGCTTCGCGTGCGCGTGAGCGTTTCGCTCTTGCTGGTGATGAGGTTGTGAGTCAGGTTCTCAAAGCTCAGCGAGCGATGCAGGAAAGCGAAGTGTACGAGCTTCGATTAAAAGATAATTTGAGCGCTGTTAAGCTTGAATTTGAAGCCGCGCAACTTGCCAGACCGTTCATTGAACTAACTGGCGAGATGAAGAGAACTATTTCAGTCTTTGAAGCTGAACTTAAAACGATTTCCGGCCCTGCGTTGTTGTTTCAAGCGAGACAAATAGAAACTGGTGGCTATGCGCAGTTCGCTCCGCTTCCTGGTGCTTTGCAAGGGGCTGCTGGATTTCAGTTACAGCAGCTTGATTCCCTTCGGCGTAGGTACATCGCGCAACCTGGTCTTGGTGGTGAAGAGATTCAGCATCTTCTCAATCAACAGTACATCGGTCTTTATCAAAAGTTGTCGCCCCAGGAACGACAACAAGTATTCCAGCAAGGAACGACTAGATTTGCATTTGCTGACGCTTTTCGCGGTGAAGAGAGGTATCAACGCCAACAAGTAGAGCTTGCAATTCAGCGTGCAGAAGTTTCCAGAGGTGCTGTTCAGGAGGCGCGAGCACAATTAACAGAGCTTGAGAGACAGTCTCGCAGGCCTGGCGCTAATCAGGATGTCACTCGCGCTCAGTTCTTGGCGATCACCGGCGCACTGCCAAGAGAAGAGCTTACGCCTGATCTAATTAAGGGCCGCATTGTAGCGTTGACGGAAGAAGCTCGCTTTACGCGCGAGCGTGAGGAACGTGCTCGCAAGGCTGTTGATGCTACCGCGAAGTTTCAGAATCAGGTAGCAGGAAACTTACAAGATATTCTTAGATCAATAAATGAACGAAAGGATCAAGTGATAATTGAAGTGCTTGATCGCACTGATAATGTGAAGATCGCTACGCTTGGACAAGCCTTTACGCCGGATTCATCCGTTACGCAACCAAGCGCTTCAGCGCTAGCAAGAGCACTTCAATTCTAAGAGTATGGCCGGTCGTTGGGCAGTAGGATCAATTGCTGGTGTCGCTCTAACTGATTCAGGCGGCAGAAACATGCGTGTTGACGTGATTGACGGCGAAGAGTTGAAATCGGTGTTTGTTGGATCGTCAGTTCAGGCGCTTGATTTCTCGGTGCACACGCAATTAGTGAATCACGGTGTTAAAGGTGTCCATTTCGGTGTCCACATCGCTTTGTTGGCGATCTCGAAATTGAATTCAATCGTTTCAGCAATTGAAGCTGCTGCTAACAGCAATACTACGTTCGCGGTAGTTTTAGCTGATGCACTAGGGACGGACAAGGTTGACAACTTCACTGTCAATTGTGTTGTTGATTACCAGGCGATCAATGGAAAGGTCTTTCAACGTGGAGCACTGAGCAATATCTACGTAAAAGATATCTTGTTCAGATTTCTATCTGTGAGTTAGGGAGTCACGAATTATGTCGAAGACAAATTACGAACGCAATCGCACTCTTGATGTGCGTTACGGTGGAGCAGCAAGCTATACGAAGCCCGCCACAGTATACCTTGGTCTGTTTACGAGTATGCCAACAGTTTTAGGTAATGACGGCACAGAAGTTTCAGGCGGATCGTACGCGCGTGTCGCTGTAACGAATAACGCTACTAATTTCCCTAATGCCAGTGCTGGTGTCAAGACTAATGCCACGGCGATTACGTTCGTACAGGCGACGGCGTCATGGGGATCGGTTGTTGGTGTGGGAATCTTTGATGCTGTGAGTGGTGGCAACTTGCAGGATTTCGCGGCGCTTACAACTCCAAAGACAGTACAGAATGGCGACGTGTTCAGTCTTCCGATAGGCCAGGCGACGTTTACGGAGAGCTAGAATGAAACACTTTGCGGTAGCTGGTGTTCGTTCACTTATCACCGGCACCTCTTTAGCAGCTATAGAGTTCCCTGAGCCCGTGTCAACACTCACGTTGACACGTGTGTTTGTTCGCCTTGCTGTTGCGAATGCTAATGGTGACGCTACATTTGATGTCAAGAAGAACGGCGTGACCATCTTTGCTTCTCCTACTGATCGGCCTAAGATTGTGGCTGGTCAAACGTTTGGTTTTGTTACTGTATCAGTGTCTCTTTCAGAGAATGATCTTGTTCAGGTTGATGTTGTTTCCGCTCCGCTTGGTGGAATTACCGGCTTCTATGCAATGCTTACTCTGAATGATGGGTTTGATTATGGTGCAGCAAACGGCATTGCAACACTCGGTTCTGATGCAAAACTCACAGCAAGTCAACTACCAGCGTTAGCGATCAATGATACGTTTCTAGTGGCGTCCCAAGCCGCGATGCTCGCACTGACCGCACAACGCGGTGATATTGCGATTCGTACTGATCTGTCACCACAGCAAGCTTTCATTCTTACAGTGGATGATCCAACAGTACTCGCAAACTGGACGGACTTTGCGATCTTTGTTCTTTCAGTCGGTGGCGATCTCACCGGCACTCTTCCTAATCCAGCTATTGCCGCTCTTGCCGTTACTGATGCTAAAGTCGCAGCAGCTAATAAAGATGGTGGAGCAGCTACTCCGTCAATGCGTACACTCGGTACAGGCGCGCAACAGGCGGCGGCTGGAAACGATTCGAGACTGTCAGACGCGCGGGCACCGACTGGTAGTGCTGGCGGCGACTTGACAGGTAATTATCCTAATCCTGCTCTTGGTACGAGTGGTGTTACTGCTGCAACTTATGGTGATGCTACTCACATACCACAGATAACGGTTGACGCGAAAGGTAGGATCACAAACGCATCGAATACTTCTTTCACTTCTCTTCCAACCAGGCAGGAGCTTATCAAGACAACTGCGTCTCTCGCTACTTTGACTGATGAGACGGGTTTCATTTCATTAGGTAAGAGTGGAACCTTGATGAGGGTTGTAGCGGATCGCGCTGCTCGTGTTCGGCTATACAATACGGCGGCTGCGAGAGATGCAGATCGATCCCGTGCTGAAGGTGGAGTTAGGAGTAGTACTCAAGATGGATTGTTGTTGGAAATCATCTTTACTTCTGGGCTGTTGACAGTGTTCACTCAAGACCCGGTGATCGATTATTACAACGGTGATAATCCAGTCGTTGATAAATTGTACTATACGATTGCGAATGACACGGGATCAACGAGTGCTGTACAGATCACGTTTGATTACGTGTATCACGAAATTTAGGGAGAGTTAAGTTATGGCAACGCGAACATCGACAACGATCTTCTTTGCTAATGATAGTGACGCGCATTTTCGCGCCTGGGCGCAAGAAATTAATGACGCGCTGACGGCCTTTGGTTGGGTTAAGAGTACTGAGACTGGCGAGATAAACCTGACTACAGTAACGAAGCCCAGCGCGGCCAACACTGCACAAGGATTTCAAGTCTGGAAGATGGCTGACTCCCTGCAAGCGTCATTTCCAGTCTTTATGAAGATCGAATACGGATCGGGTGATGCGACGAACGATCCGGCTGTTTGGATTACACTTGGCACCGGATCAAACGGTTCAGGCACTTTGACTGGTACTCTGTCCACGCGCCGCATATATGGTGGAGTCGCGGATACGGCGCGAGCAAACAACTATTTTTCTTCTGGTGACACAAATCGTTTCTGTATGGCCTGGGGAAGTGATGCCGCTGCTACTTCAGCAACTAGATTCTTGTATGTTGGTATTGAACGTTTGAAGAACGCTGATGGCACTGATGCGAACACTGGTTCATTTGTTATGGGAATTGGCGGCGACGCGACGGACGGTGCATTTCGCGCGCAAGTTGCACCTTTTTCTGGTAGTGTGCCACCACAGCAGCAAAATGGGCCTGTGTATCCTCAAGATACCACGACTGTCAGTATGATCTTTGGCGGCACGACTTACACGCTTCCGATCTATCCGTTTGGTTTCTTTCCTCTTAATCCGATCATGAACTTTTGCGGTTATCTTAACCCGGACTTTACCCGTGAAGTTGCTGTTACGCTATCTGTGTATGGTGCGAATCATACTTACCTGCCATTAGGCACAGGTGGAGCTAATTTCACGATTACGGGTGCTAGTGCGTGGCCTGGTAATGCTTCAGGTACGGGCTCAGCGTATCGCGCAATGATGAGGTATGAGTGAGTGGCTAACAAGTTGCAGATTCCGGTAAATAGTGGTGGTGGATCGATCTTGATCCCAACTACCACAGTGGCCATTCCACATCTACGCAAGGTGAAACTTGTTACACCGGAGCAGGTGCAAACCGCTCCAGGTCAGATCATCGCTCTGACTGTGCAGGAATACGTCACTACTCTCTACCTAAATACAATGCTGCGTATTCCTACTGGTGCTGAGATGTCTAGCGCTGTTGCTGCTTTAAGTGCTGGCTGCGCTGCCGGGACACTTCTTAACGCGACGAAGACTTTAATCGATAGTCTGTTTACATCATCCTTTTATGTTTCAAGAGGAGAATCAAATAGTCAGTATGTTCAGGACTTGTATTTATCGATCTTAGGAAGAGCTAGTCCGCCTCTTGCGCCAGCACCGTCACCTACTCCGATTGCTGGTGACACGTCTCTAATCAACAACATCTCATTACCAGGACAGAGTGCTACGTCTGGAAACTGGAAGTGGTATTACATCACACTTCCAACCGGCGCATCTCAATTGCAAGTCACTGCTACAGGCTCTGGTGACGGCATCTTGCATACGCGCTTTGGCGCGAAGCCGGATTTGTCAACGTATAACTGTCGAGCGTACACTGTGAGTCCTCAAATTTGTACGCACGCGAATCCGGCATCAGGTACTTGGTGGATCGGAGCCTACGCTAATAGCGGAACTATAAACTTCAGTATGCTTGCAGTTGTAAGCGGCTTGAGTGACGGCAGTTATTGGGTTGATAATCTGAATGCAGCGACGTTGACTGCACAGCAAGTGCGCGACGCTTTCAATTATGGTACTGAGCATTCAAATAGAGTTGCAGCGTTTTGTACGCACTCTGCTCCGGTGACTGGTCAAATCTGGCCGCGTGGCAAGTAGCGTTAAAATTCAATGCCTGTTTTCATACCTGTAGTTGAGCCTCAAGCACCGTCTGTCACTGTGGCGGTAGTGTTTGCTGGTGCCACTACGCTTACAGTCAATCCTACCGTTAGTCTTCATGCGCCAGTAACCTTCAATGGCGCGACTGCTCTAGTTGTTACAGGTCAGAATACTCTTGCAGGACAAGTATCACTTGATGGTGCTACTCAGTTAGTGGTAAATGGAAGATTGAACGCTGACGCGGACGTATTTGGTTCGGTGACATTCGCTGGAGCGACTGCCTTGTCTGTGACAGCACAAGGCAATGTGACCAGTCCCGTCACGTTTGCCGGTCAAACGCAGTTAGTCGTCTCGCTGGTAGTGCAAGCAGCGATAAGTTTTGGATTCACGATCTTTGTTGATGTCACAGATGCGTCGTTGCAAAGCGCTCTAACTAACAACATTCGCCGGTATCGTGCACGTTTGGTAGTTGACGGTGTAGAGATTCCGATCATTCGTGCGCAGCTTCAGGCACCATCTGACAAGCTTGGAACAGAATTAACAGTGGTGCTTGCTGATCCCAATGTCAGTGCTGTGACTGCGACTTCTTCCATCAACTTTGATATAGCTCTTTGGGTGAGTGGAGCCTGGTTATGGATCAACTTGCTTCAAGGCGGGAAGTTGTCGCAACGCTCAGCGCGTTACGTGAATGAAGAAGGATTGCCAAGAGATGCCGTTGAGCTTTCGATTGTTGATATCATTGGAGATCGATGGAACCGAGCGCCAAGACAACAGGTCTTCATGTACAATTCTGCGATCATCGATGCTCCTACAGGTGAAGCGGTGCAGTCTGAGACAGTATACACGACTCAGGGTGTTATTCTGCCGCCTTTATATATAGGCCTACCTGGATTGTCTTTGCAAGATGTTTTGAACTATGCTTATGTGACTGGTTGCGGGTTTGATCGCGCGCTTACCAACATCCCAAATTTTCCAGTCGAGCAGGTGTCATTCACGATGGTTGGTGGCTATGATGCTGGTGTCAGAGGTCTTCTGCAAACATTCTCGCCGGTAGTATTCGCCTCCGGCAATGATCTTTGGATCATTGATCCAGATCAGCCGCTGCCGTCCGGCGTATCAGCAGTGGATTTCGTCGCGGCATTTTCTGCCAGCATTGATGATGTGCTTCCGGCACATGAGCCGGTAAATGGCTTGCTGGTGCGGCTGAACGACTTTACTGGTGGTGTGGGCGAAGATTTCTTTACTGAGCGATTAGAGACTTCCACAATTCGCACAGGTGACAACGAGCAGGACACTGAACGACGGATCAGAGAGTATCGCGCATTTAGTGATCCGACAAAGATCGTACGTGAGGAGGTCGCTTATACCAGAACCCGTATCCTGGATTCTACGTTCAACGTGATCTCTATTGAAACACGCACAGATCATTTCGACATCCTCAATCGTCCAACCGGCTATTCTTTGTCTGTGGAAATGCTGCTTCCTGATATAAGTAATCCGCTGGTGAAAATCTTGCAAACAGTTACCAGTGAAGAGCAGTTCATCACTTATGTCCCTGATCCGCTGCATCCGACCCAGGACATTCAATCGCGCATCGAAACTCATACCAGCGGATTGATCCTGGTTGATGCTGGTAATCAGTACCTTGGAAAGAATTACAGGATACCTTACATTGACGCTCATAAGAGTGGCTACATTACTGGCGAACAGCAGACAGTGGAGTTCGGGTTGATTCGCACTGTGATTGAGCAACTGTCCTTTAATGGTGGTCAAGTGCGTTATGAGACGCGAGTGACGAATCACATTGCTGATGTGCCGGATAAGATCACGGTTAAAACTCTTCCCGGCAGTGCTCAAGTGAATCGAAGTTTGAGTGCTCATTATCGGTACATCCTATTGACGGTTCCGGGCACAGATTTGACTAGCCGCAGAGTTGCGGAGTTCGACGCATCGTTGATGCCTTATGCTACGGCATTAGCTATCGGACAGCGGCGATTAAATAATCTCAATAATCCGTTGAAAGAGCTTGCAGTAACTATGTCGTATGTGAACCCTGGCTTGCGTCGAGGTGCAACCATTCATGTTCAAGGTCGATCAGGATATTTAGGAAACTACATCGTGAAAGGTTATACGATCATTGTCGAGGGAATTGATTTGAAGACCTATAAAGCTTCAATGACTTTTCAAGCGCGAGAGTTGAGGGTTATTTGATGCCTAGTATCACTGACATCAATGACATCTCGATTACTTACATTTCAATGAGCTTACTGGAGCTTACTGATAGCGCTGTATTCGTGATCAAGGTTCCTTGCTTAGCTCATTCGAGTTTGCGGAGTTTGGCTGATGCAAGCGCAAAAGTGTTAGTGCGTCTTAATGGAACCAGCGATCCTTTTATTGACATCGCGGCTAATCCAATCGATTTGAATCCTTACGCTGGTCAGACGAAGAGTTTTGATGTCAAGGTTCATGCGAATGACGTGAACGGTCTCATGCGCGCGGCGCTTCCAGTAGAGGTCGCTTTTATATGACAACCAGGAAGCGTTTCACAGTTCGAAGAGGTGATACTGTTTCTCTTGCACTACCTGTGCAGACAGTAACGCAAAAGGAGGTGAGCGCTGTTGAGACTGAGCAAGAGAATAAGAATGTACTTCCTTATGATGAGTTAGACGATCAGTACACATTTAGGAAGAATGTGCTAGTGAGATTCTTTGATCTTGGCACTCGTTTACGAAGTGTTCCTAGCGCACCTTCCGATCCTTTGAGACAGCGGAGCTATCCAACTGCTGACAATGCTACTCCGAATGCTGGTTATTATGATGAATACGTTGAGATCACGTTGGATAATCTTCTGCATGGGTTTGCTTCTTATCAACTCGACGTTCCCGATCCTTCGGCTGTATGGACAGGTGCCGCCCACATAACGCTTGCCGGTAATACTTGGAAGCTCATGGATGATATGCTGCTTGGTCGCAGAACATCCAATTTTATAACTGGCGATCCATTAGACACGCTCGATCCTACAGGCTCCTCCATTGTTAATGAAACCAGTACAGGCGATCCTTCCCACGTTCCGCGAAAGCTTCCTAATTGCATGCCGCTGTATCTGAGCAATGATGCTCGTACACGCGGGTTAGTCTTTGTCTTGCCAAGAAGTCTGACAATTGGGACTGATCTGATTCAGATCATAAATAGTACTTTAGATGACGTGCTGGAACACTGGCACTCAAGAGCAGCCAGTGGCAACGACGCGAATGAACGTTGGAATCTACTGAATGTCAGTTCTGGCGCAGCATTCATGCAGTTGTCTCATGATCGGAATCTATTCATTAATAAGAGCGGCCGGTTGCTCGTCATAGCTGGTGACAATTACTTTAGCTTTGATACGGGACATGCTGCTTATAAAGTCACTGCAACGGATCAGTTCACCGATGCTGCTGCGGAGTTTTCTTTCAAGGGAAAAGACAATCGCATTTATCTTCGCCCATTATATACGGGGTATTATCTGATCGATCATCCTTACGCTCTTGCTACTAGCAGTCTAGGGAACGTCGGTATTCCTGGGGATACGGTTTATCACAGCGTAGGAGCAACGCCACCTTTGACACATTTCTTCTTTACGGATCATGCGTTTCATGTCATTGGTCGAACTATGCCGATCTATCCGGCGCTTGTTAAAGGGCCAAGCTCTATTCTGGGTCGCATCGCTTTTGACGATAGTATCACCTATGACGTTGATGAGGTGTTTCTTGATTTCGCAAAGCGCAACTTCTGGTTGTCGCAAGCGAATCTTAGTTCACAAGCCGGATCGCACCCGTCACCGATCATCGGCACGATGCCCTTGCATCAGGATTTTCCAGACCTACAGATGGTGCTGCGTCATGGCTCCCTGGTAGCGCTTGTCGCTCAAGATGACAAAGTGTTCTATGTGTGGGCTAACCAGGACTTGTTTGGCGCGGAGATACCGGCTTAAATCTCCGGTTTCACACTTGAGGTTTGAGTGGTTCTGTGGTAGATTTCAGCCTGATCCTTGCTGCTCTGATACTGATCAAAAGATTCTAAGGGTGAGCAATGATACCTGTCATTTTATTCTTTCAACAGATACCAGTATCAACCAGTCCAATCTACTTAGGGCCAATTGGAACAATCATTCTGGTAGGTGCTTGCATTGTGCTTGGCTTCATGGCACTACGGCAAAAGAATTGGAAAGAAGCGGCCAGTTCTGCAACTTCTGAGCTTGGTAGTTTGGAAAAGACAGTTGCCAGGCTTAGAGAAGAAAAGGCTTTAGTAGTCAAAGAGAAAGAGGATTTGATTTTGGAAAATGGTGGATTGCGAAAGCAGACTGATCTCAAGCCTATCGTTGATGCCGTTACGGGTTGGATTTCAGAAGGAAGACTCCGCTTTGATGAAGCCACAAAGCAACTTTCTCAAACCAGAGAAGCACAAGATAAAGGGTTGCGTGAATTGTTTGCTGAAGTCTCTGCGAATCGGCGAATCTCTGAAGAAGCTTTTCGGACGTATACCACAACGTTCGTTCAGCACGTCGAAGAAGATAGACTTGGTTGGACAAAGCTTCTTACGATGTTTGCTGTGATGGAACAACGATTAAGTCAAACAGCAATACAAATAGGTAAAGTGAAGTGGGATGCTCCATTAACGATCCAACCGGAATCAGTGCAGAAGGAACAAACAAGTGCTTCAAAATCTTCTTGACAACTGAAGCTCTAAGATCATATACTCACGTCATGTTTGAGCATCCTGCAAAAATGATTCCGACAAGCACCAGGACACAGGGATCGCGCCAGCTTCCGCAACCGGCTTTTTGCTCGCCTCAATCCTCACGCCTCTTGGCCGTCCAGGGCCAGACAGCCTAACGCCTTCGCTTCCAAACACGCCAGATAGAACGAAACTTTCTGCATGGATACTTTAGGTGGTTCACATAAAACCGCCTGGTGGTTGACATAGGCCGCGATCCGTGGTATCGTCCGCGCCTCATTCGCCTTGCCGTCCAGCGCGATTGACTATCTTCAATGACAATCGAGATCAATATGACGCTCGGTGCTCGTAGTTTCTCATTGACCGCTCCATCTGATATTCATTTTCAACTTGTTGAAGTAGGGGGTTGTTATTTCAATTCGTTCAAGAACGTCTATACTTATCCTGCAACACCTTTTGTTAGTTTAGCGATCCGAAAGCTCGCCAAAAATTTCAACTGTCCACTCAAAGCTAGTGAACCTTTCATTGCGCTAGCCAAACAGATCAATCTTATTAAGGAAACGAAAGCGCGTTGTCTTGATGCAAAAGACTTACCTCAACCATCTATACGCGCAAAGGATTCCTGGGAATGGCAATTACAAGCTTATCATAATGCCTATCCTATTGATGCAATGATGTGGTGGATGGGAGTTGGCACTGGCAAAAGTAAAGCTGCTATCGATCTGATTCAGAACAAAGAAGCTCGCCGCGTGATTTTGGTAATGCCTAACCACATTCTCAAAGATACAAGCTGTTGGGATTATCAATTTGAAACTTACATGAAGGATGATTACATGCTCAAGATTCTTGATTATCATTCTTCAAAGCGCAATGCTGAAGAAGCTAGCCAGGCAATGAAGAGGTTTGACGGTTCAAAGGTTCCTCTTATTATTGCCGTCAACTATGACAGCGTTTGGCGTGGTGAATTAGCAGAGTTATTGTTAGCTTCAAAACCTGATCTTTTGTTAATGGACGAGATACAGAAAATCAAGTCACCAGGTGGTAAGGCATCACGTTACATGGCGAGACTAGCGATGAAGTCAAAGCAGAGAGTTGGTCTTAGTGGTACAGTAATGCCAAATTCTCAGCTTGATGTTTATGGACAGTATAGAGCGCTTGATCCTGGTATCTTTGGAACCTCATGGATTCGCTTTCGTGATGAATATGCTGTCACCTTTCTTTTTAATAAAGTTGAAATCATCAAGGGTTATAAGAATCAGAAACAACTTGCAGAGAAGATTGCTCCGATCACTGTTCAGATTGATGAGAAGGTTCTTGATCTGCCTGAGCCTCAGCATGACTCACGCATCTTTGATCTGTCAACTGATGAGCGGAAAGTCTATGATGAGATTGAACAAACTTACTGCGCTCAAACCTTGCAAGGTTATCTCACGATCACTAACGGACTCACAAAAGTTTTGCGCTTGCAACAACTCACTGGTGGTTGGTTGCCTCTTCGAGAAGATAATGTTGAGGCACAACTAAAGCGTATAGGCAAATCGAAACAAGACTTGTTGCATGATCTCTTAGAGGATATTCCGAGTGATGAGCCGGTAGTAGTCTTTGCACGTTTCAAAGCTGATCTTGATGCGGTACAACAGACAGCCAAAAACTTAAAGCGATCATACGGTGAGATCAGCGGACGCACTCATGACAAGGCGTTGTGGGATAAAGGCGGAATTCAAATTCTAGGTGTCAATGTTAAGTCTGGTGAAGGAATCAATCTTACTCGTGCCTCTTATGGAATCTTCTACTCAATAGGGTATTCCAACGGAGAATTCGAGCAGTGTGTAGGCCGGTTGCGCCGTCCAGGGATGCGCAAGTTTGCTTACTTCTATCATCTAGCTGCTAGGGACACAGTTGATCTCGCTGTTTATCGAGCACTCAAAACAAAACAGAACGCCAGGGAAGAGGTTGTGAAGTATCTCAAGTCTCTTGCTCAAGCAGCGTGAGGATTTAATAAGATGCCTGTTGAAGTCGCAAGTTTGCAAATTGACGATCCTCAAGTTGTTCAGTGGATTAGAAAAAATCCACTGCATCAGTATCGTTCGACAAATCGTTGGTCGCTTCGTCGCGCTGCAATCAAGTGTAATGTAACACCTACCACTGTTTCAAAGTGGGAAGATGGTACGAGTTATCCGACTGATGAAAACATGATCATGATTGCTGATGCAATTAAGATCGGTTTAGTTGATCTCAATGCACTCTGGCGTAAGTGGTTTGATTCTAAACACCAAAAGGAAGAGCAAAGCGATGGCAACAAAAAGTCCAACAAAACAAAATCCCGCAAGTGAAGAGCCGAAAGCAGACAGCCAGGAACCGGCCTTGAGTCGTAAGAAGTTGATTGAATTCGCTCGCCTGGATATTAAGAAGGATGATCTTACACGAGAGTTGAAAGAGGCTCTTGAAAAGCATCGTAAAATGCAAGATGAAATCCTTCGAGCTTTTGAGCAACTTGGCACAGAGAGTGTCAAGTTTGCCGGTCATAGTATTTATACCTTCAAGCAGCTTTGGGCCAAGCCGCAAGAAGGAATTGAACGAATAGAGGTGATCAAGGCGTTAAAGAAGCACGGCTTTAAGGATTACGTTGCGGAAAATTTCAACACGCAATCTTTGTCTGCTCGCTTACGCGAGCTAGAGAAACAGTATTTTGAAATGCACATGCAGAAAAAGAAAGAAGGTAGAAAGCCTTTTCGGTTAGCCGACTATCTTCCGAAGCCTTTAGTAAAGGTGCTCAAGCTGGAACCTGACTACAGCATCCGTATTCAAGGCACAATCCCAACCGAAGTGTTAGACAAACTTGAGGAAGAGGTGAATGACGATGGCAACAAGCCGTAAGTCTGATAACAAGAAAGATGCTCTTGAGCAACGCAAAGCTGCACCACCACCGGCTAAACGCGCACCATCTGATCCAGCGTTGCCGGTTGCGCTAACTGGCGGTGGTGTTCAAACAACAATGATGATTCTGAAAGACAACCTGGGCGCAGCCGGTCAACTCGCTGTAAGCGATCTAACAAAGATCACGATTCCCTCTGGCGGTTCAACCGTCTGGCAAATGCCTAATCCTGTGGGCGGCAAGCCAGCGAATGTCGAAGAGATACAATGTGTGATCGTCGCATTCAAGGATCAGAAAGCTTTCTGGAAGGAAAGCATTGATGATTCTGGTGGTGGTACTCCACCTGATTGCAGATCGTTGGATATGATTCACGGTATCGGTGATCCTGGTGGATTTTGTAACGGCGGCACAGATGCGCAGCCTGAGCCGTGTCCGTTCAATGAATTTCACAGTGCGCAAGAGGGTGAAGGCGAAGGTAAAGCCTGCAAGGATTTGCGCTTTCTCTTTATCCTTGAAGGCAAGTCGCGCATTCCGAAGTTATTGATCATTCCGCCGACATCACTCAAGGGAATGCGTCGATATTTCCTTGATCTCGCCGGTCAAGAAATTCCGTTCTACGGCGTGATCACTTCATTGGCTTTGGTGCAAGACAAGAACAAAAAAGGAATCAAGTATTCTCGCGTTGAAGCGAGCGCCATTGCTGATTTGTCGGAAGAAGAATTGGCGATCTCAAAGCAATTCAAAGAGATGATCGATCCGATGATCGGCAACATGGTTTCACAGTTACAAGGTAAAGACGTGAGAGCCGAATAACGGCAGCGAACGACAATTCAAGCAGTAAAGCCTTGCCAAACCTTTTTGTTGTGCGTGTCGGGAGTTGCAAAGATGGCCCGTTCTTTTCTTGGCTTACTGTTTGATTCAAAGCCAGAGTCGGACTACATTCTTATTTGGACTAAGGAAGAAGCACAAAAACTTTCCAAGTTCTTTCAAAGTGTAGAGTCGGCAACTAAGTACGCTGAAAAAGTAGGGAGCAAGGCTGATACCTATTTTGGAATTGGTCTTGCTTCCGAAGAACTGGAATTCAATCAGCGTGTTGAAGCGCACAAAGTAGCTGGTGTGCCTGGTCTTTGGATCGACATTGATTATCTTAGTCCAGGCGTTCACAAGAAACGCAATCTACCAAAGGATGAAGCCGAAGCGCTTACATTGGTGGAAGGTATGCCGCTGGAACCTAGTATCCTGGTTCACAGTGGACACGGCTTTCAAGCTTACTGGCTGTTTCCTAAAGTCATTGATACAACCGGCGGTGAGTCTCGTATCTATCTGGCTGATCTTAGTGAACGCTGGCAATACTACTGCAAGGCATTGGCTGGTACAAAGGGTTGGGATGTTGATTCAACTTTTGATCTATCAAGAGTCTTTCGTGTTCCAAACACACTTAATCTCAAGGATCGTAAAGCACCGATCAAGGTTGATCTTCGTCATGCTGGCAAGGAACGTTATACGCCAGATCAAATTGAAAAGGCGCTTGAAAAACAAAATGCTACAATCGGCGCTCCACTTTCAAGAGTCACTGATAAGCGAACTACTAAGCGAAGTCTTGCGGCGGCAAGTGAATTCAAACTCGATCCTGATGCAGAACCGCGAGCTATACTCTTTCAGGCTTTATTAGACAATGATCCAAAATTCAGACTTTCTTGGGAACATAAGAGAACGGAATTTACTGATGATAGTTTATCAAGTTACGATTGCAGCCTGGCGACAATCGCTTACAATGCCGGTTGGAAGGATCAGGAAATCGTCAATCTATGTATTGCACACAGAAGAAAGTACAACGCTGATCTCAAGCTTAGAGTTGACTATTATCAGAGAACCTTAGCAGCCGCGAAGACACCTGGTGAAAAGATCAAAACCACCAGAAAGATTGAAAGAGCCAGCACTACTAGACAAAAGAAAACACAAGAAGAGATCAAAGCAGAGAGTGAACCACCAGAAGATGAACCGAGTGATAACAGAGAAACCAACTTACAGGTTGTCTCAGAGGCTTTTGAAATTCAGATTGTTAGGATTGTCAAGTACTTATCCGATCCGCCTCAATATGTAATCTGTTTGGCGAATGACAGGGAGATAGAAGTCAAGCCGATGGTATTCATGAACCAAGCTTCAATGCGAACGACAATGGCTATTGCTGTCAATCGTAAGATTCCTAAAATGAAACCGTCTCGGTGGGAACACTTGTCAGACTGCATGTTTGCAGCAATGGACGAAGTAGAGCCAGGCGAAGAGACAACCCACTTAGGCTCTATTGCTCATTACCTACACAAGTTTCTACACAATCACTACAAGCCTGAGATGCCGGATGAATCACAGCATGATCGCGCTTTGCGTGGTCTTCCGGCGAAGCTTGCTAACACATGCTGTTTTGATATTGATTCGCTGATTCGATTTGTGCAAACAGAATTCAATCAACGGCTTGATAAGGCAACAGTGATTCAACGATTGATGCGCCTGGGATGCAAGAACGAGAAAAGATCGCTTCGCAAAGGCCAGCATGTTACCAGCCGAAGGTTTTTGGTAGTGCCAGAAAAATTCATTGAAGATCATCAGCTATTACTTAATGCTGAAGCAGAGATACTTGAAGATGAGCACGAGCAAGAAGAGTTGAGGGTACACTGAGGAAATAAATCATGAGCTACAATTGTCAAATTATCTGTGATTCGATCTCAGAGACAGGTAAGCGTCTGACTACGTTTGAGATCACCTTTCCGCGTATTGTACTCGCAGAGTTTAATACTCACCGAATGTTTTCACGTAATTCTGCAAGCTCAAGAGCAATTCCGATCAGAAAGATGTTAGATAAAGTACTCATTGATCCTTTCATTCCTGATCGATTTCCGGTTAGCGGCAAGGGAATGCAACCAGGTGATTACTTTGAACCTGAAACTAACGGTTATCGAGATGCAAGATCAGTTTGGCTTGATGCTCGTCTATATGCCATTAAACAAGTTGAAAAGTTACAAGATGTTGGAGTACGCAAGCAGATCGCTAACCGGCTGCTTGAGCCGTGGTTATGGCACACAGTAATTGTTACCGCTACTGAGTGGGCCAACTTCTTTAAGCTTCGCTGTCATCCTGATGCACAAGAGCAAATCAAGATCATCGCTGATGTAATGTATCAAGCTTATCATTGGAATTTTGATTGCTACTCAAATAAAGTAGGAACAACAAAATTTGAGTATGATAACTCTCATATAGGGACTATCTCTTCTATACAAGAATTGAAAGCTGGTGAGTGGCATTGTCCATACGTTTCATCAAAAGACGATGAAGCTTTAGAACATCTAATTGATTTTGATCTTCCTGACGATCCGAATCCTGATTACTGGAAAACAGAATTTAAGAAAAGAATTTCCGTTGCGCGTTGTGCTCGTATTTCTTATCTCACACATGACGGACAGCGAGATGTCCAGAAACCTAGGCCAAGATTCCTGATGATGAATCTGTGCTCATTATTAGAGGTAAAGAAGAAACGAAATCAAATGGAATGAATCTTAATGACGGCGGAATTAAGATGGAGCGAAAAAAAGAGTTGCAAGCTTCCGAGTGGGACAGAAAATTTCTTACTGGTGATCAAATCAAATATGCGGCTGTAGATTCCTTTGTGCTCTTACCTATTCGCAAAGCAATCATTGAACGTCTCAAAGAGTATCATCTAATCAACGCAGCAAAGCTGGATTTTGACGCGGTTGAGCCTGTGGCAATGATGGAACTAGCTGGCTTTCTCATGAATAAAAGACGCTGGTTAGAAAAGCATGAAGCTACTGTTGTAGAGCGCGATGAAACCGCACAGAAGTTGTATAGCATACTTGCGCCTGGTGGTGTGCCACAACAAATACTTTTTGATGGTGCGCCTGAGCAAGTGCCGATCAATTTGAATTCCAGGCCACAGTTGATCGTAGCAATGCAGAAACTTGGAATCAAGTTGCCGTTGCTTGATGAGAAGATCACAACGCGAACATACAAGCTGCCAGCTTCCGACAAATCGGCGCTAACACAGCACGCTTCTCATGCACCGATCCGAATCTACAACAGATACCAAAAGATGACAGTTATCGCAAGTGCTTTGAAGCAGCGCCAGGCAACACGCTTGTTTGGGGTGATTACTCGTTGATGGAGTTGCGGATCGTTGCAGCACTTTCCGGCGAAGAGGAAATGATCAGTGCGTTCAAGTCAGGGAAGGATTATCACCAACTTACCGCTGCAACGATCTTTGATGTGCCATTCAACAAGGTGACGAAAGAACAGCGCGGGCCATCAAAGAATATGAATTACCTGGTGGTGTACGGCGGTGGGCCTAACAAGCTTGCTGAGACTATGAGTTGTACACTACGGCGCTCGCTGGTGAAGTTGGAGAGTTGTGTAATCTTATCAAAAAGATCGAGCGTCATCATGTTGGCGGGCCTGATCACGGTCACACTTCAAAGATCGCTGATATCACACCAGAGAAGCTACGTGATGAGATCGGCGGCATTCAAATCTATCTTGATCTTCTCGCATCATTGCTTGATGTTGAAATTGAAGAGGCTGTTACTGAAACCTTCAACAACGTTTCAGTGAAAATTGGATCAAAGTATCGGTTATGACGATCCTAATTGCAATCAATCCTAAGCGCAAGCTACAGGATGTTGAGATTAAGGGATGGCCGATAGTCATCAGTGAAGGCATCGTGCTTGGTGCTATTGCTGTTCACGCCAAGCATGAATTGAGTGTTACCGGAAGGAATGAAGTACACATAGCTCAACGTTCTTATGACGATCTAACAATCCTTCTTGGTAATTGGTCTATACTCGAATCACAAGTTGAATTAATAAAGAAAGAAGAGAAATTCAGAATCCATGAGCGATGATCTTGATCCACAAGGCCGGTTGTTAGACATCAAGCGTAAGGCTGATGAGCATGTAGAGTTTCGTATCTATGGCCCGCCAGGAACCGGCAAGACCACTACAGTTACCAAGTGGATTAACCAGGCAGCGCAGAAATATGGATCAAGCTCTGTGATCGTTGCGTCGTACACTAAGACCGGCGCAACTGAATTAGCTGGCCGCGAGCTAGTCATCAAACAAGATCAAGTAGGAACTGTTCATGCTCATTGTTACCGTGCGTTAGGACAACCAGAAGTTTGTGAGGTGTCAAAGCATATCAAAGAGTGGAATAATCACATTGCTGGTGTTGATGATTCTTACCTCTTGTCTGAAGGTGGAAAAGACACTGATGATCCTTACGCTGCAAACTCAAGCATGACTGATGGCGATAGGATGCTTTCACGTTATAACTTGCTTCGTGCTCGCATGGTTCCACCTGAACACTACTTGCGCGATGAAGTAGTACGATTTGCTGAATTGTGGGAAGACTGGAAAAAGCAAACAAACATGATTGACTTCACTGATATGATCCAGCTTGCCTATCAGAACATTGATACTGCACCTGGCAACCCGCTGATCGGATTCATAGATGAGATTCAGGATTCATCGTTACTTGAGCTTTCGTTAATCCGTAAGTGGGCCAGAAAAATGAAGTATGTTGTATTGAGCGGTGATGACGATCAAGCAATCTTCTCATGGCGTGGCGCTTCGCCGGAAGCATTTTTGAATCCACCTCTTGACGCCAAGTATAAACGCATCCTTGATCAATCATATCGGATACCGCAAACTGTCCACAAATTAAGTCAGTCTTGGATCAAGCAAATTCAAATGCGTGAACCGAAAGAGTATAAACCACAAGATCGAGTAGGACAGGTGCGCCGCATTCAAGCTCGTTTTCAATATGCGAGTGAAATAGAATCAATGCTTGAAGATGTTGAACAGTATTTGTCGCGTACTACTGAATCAGGAAGACCGTGGCGTGTGATGTTTCTCACTTCATGCAACTATCAACTTAATACTCTCAAGTCTGTTTTGCGTGCTACCGGATCGATCTTCTTTAATCCGTTTCGCGTTAATCGTGGTGACTGGAATCCATTAGGCAAGCGATCTACAGCCGACAAGATTATGGCGTTCGCAGGGCCACGGTTGCGCTCAGAGACTCCGGTAGAAGACACTGAGGCAAACGCCTGGCAACTGCGAAAGATGACTCACAACGCCAGGGAAATGCAGCAATGGATAGATAAACCGCTCTGGACGAAGCCGGAGCTTAACAAGTGGCTGGAAATCGTTAAGAGTTCAACCTTTCTTAGACAAGGAAGCCTTACTAAACTAACAGAGATATTCAAGGATGTCGTTACCGGACGCGATCTTTTACCATACTTCAAGGATTCTGAAGATTTGGTGCTTGCGGCATCCGGTCTTCTATCATGGTTGAAACAGCGAATCAAAACCAACTATGAGAATCACGTTAACTACTTGTTTGAAATTATCGAGAAGCATGGATTGAGAGAGTTTCAAAACTTGAAACCTCAAATCATCATTGGAACCATTCATAGTGTAAAAGGTGGTGAAGCTGAGGTGGTTTATCTTTGTCCTGATCTTTCACCACAAGGAATGCAGACTTACGACAACACGCCTGATGACATCATTCGTCAATTCTATGTTGGAATGACACGTTGTAAGGAATCATTGATCTTGTGTGCGCCAACCGGCAGCATGGCGGTGAGATTATGAAGCTTGAAAGTCAAAAATTTGTTGGTAAGTTAGATGTCAGTAATCTAAACGGCATCGTGAAAATTGATGGCATTAACTTATCGCCTTTGATTGATTCTGAGTTGTTTCATGAAAGAGAAGTTGTTGTTACTATTCGTCAGGTGTTTCCAGGTGAGATTGATATAATTCGTGAGTTGATTGAAGCTGAGAAACGTGAAACAATCTATCTGTAGAAGGGAACAAAACTATGAGATTAAAGTTGCTGTTGGATATCGCCATTTATTTCTTTGCTGTCTATGCCGCTGTCTGTTTCACTCTCACTCTTACTGTGATTCAGGTGCGTGAAGCAATTAGATTGTTGATCTTAGTGCTTCGTTGCTTTGAAGAAACAGGCTTGGTTGAGTTGAATCGCAACGGCAAGAAGATTGTTGGCTTGATCGTTAAAGGGAAAGTGCAATTCAAATTATGAAAGTCGGTTTCACAGGTACACGCTCCGGCATGACGGAAGAACAGATCAAAGTATTGATCAGAGTCTTGCTTCATGCTGTTGAGATCACTGAAGTCCATCACGGTGATTGTGTTGGCGCTGATGCGCAGTTTCATGATCTAATTAGAAAGATCGATCCAGGCTGGTTGATTAAGATCGTTGGACATCCGGCCAGCAATTTTCGGCATTATCAGCGAGCAAACAAAGAATGTGATGAGTTGAGAGAAGCCAAGCCTTCATTAATGCGCAATCATGATATCGTTGATGAGTGTGATGATCTGATTGCCGCTCCGAAAGGTGCTACAGAAATTCTACGATCTGGAACCTGGTCAACAATCCGTTATGCTGATAAGCAGAAGAAAGAAATTTTCATCGTTGAACCATCAGGAAACATTAAGACCATTAATGTGAACGTGCCTGTATGAGCAAGTTTGTACCTAAAGGATTAAGTAGAGCCGTTAACTCGCCGATGGAAACGTACATCAATCGGCAAGGTGAAGAGGTACGAGCTTACAATACGCTTACTGAAGAACATGAATTATTCTTGCGTGAGCATGTTGATAATTGTAGTGTAGCATTGCAGCAATGTCCTGAATGTTGGTTGCTCTATGTAAGCATCGGCCAAATTGAGTACGCAAAGGTTCTTACTAAAGATATGGAAGACAACGATGAGTGAAGAAAACAAACAACAGGCAGTGACAACCTACGTTTGCGGCCCTACCAGCTATCCAACGTGCATTTGTAACTGTCCTGAGAACTGCGGTCATATTTGGAATGGCCCTACAGTAGTATGCGGTTACGGTAACAGTGGAGAGATTACCTCAGTAACATGTTCTGTCTGCGGGATGCTGGCTTTCGAGCATGATCTTTGGGTAATGCCATGATAGAAAAAGTTTATCTTGGTGATGGTGTCTATGCAACGTTTGACGGTGATGAGATCATTCTTACCACAGAGAATGGCATCATCATTACAAATACCATTGTTCTTGATGTTCAAGTAACGGCTGCACTGATCATTTATATCAAGAAATTCAGAAGCATTGAAACACTGTGAGTGAGAAGACTAAGCTAACACCACCTCTGAAGTGGGCCGGCGGAAAAAGATGGCTAGTGCCGCTTCTGGCTGAGTTGTACCACGGCCATCATAAGAAGCGCTTCGTAGAGCCTTTCTGTGGCGGCATGGCTCCGTCGCTCGGACTGCAACCGCACATTGCCCTGCTGAATGATTTCAACTACCACCTCATCAACTTCTATCGTCAGATCAAGATGCACGGATTGATGCGCGGCCAGTATCCTTCATTTCCCTGGGTGTACGACAAAGAGATTTACTATCAGTGCCGTGAACAGTTCAACAATCTGATCAAACACAATCAGCAAGGCACTAGAGAAGCCGCGCAGTTGTTTTACTATCTCAATCGCACGTGCTTCAATGGTCTGTGCCGGTTCAATGCTAAAGGCTTCTTCAACGTACCATTCGGCCAGTACACAACTGTTAACTTCGCTTCAAGTTTCAAAGAGTATCAGAGTGCCTTCAAGCATTGGACATTCGAGAATCGAGACTTTGAACACATTGACATTCAATCAGATGACTTCATCTATGCCGATCCGCCTTACGATGTTGTATTCACTACTTACTCAGCCGGTGGTTTTAGTTGGAATGATCAAGTACGATTGTTTCATTGGTTAATGAAACATCCTGGCCCTGTGGTGATCTCAAATCAAGCAACTAAACGGATCATTGATCTTTACAAAGCAGAGTTTGATATTACGTTGCTTGACGGCCCGCGTCGTATTAGTCGCACCGGAGATCGGACACCGGCAAAAGAGATGTTGGCAACAAGAAATCTATGACTTGTGTTCTTCACTCAGATCGTATCGCACGCCAGGATGTTACCGGCATTCCGATATGTGATGAATGCTTAGAGAGTTATCAAATTGAACGTCGTATGATTCAAAACTTTGATGAGCGACATTTCTTTCAGTCACTTGTTAGAGCCAGGCACAAACTTAATGAGAGACAAGAAACCAGCATACATACCGCATATTTGTCAAATTCATAAATGCAAGCAGATGATTCCGAGAATCTTTTTTGCTTGCACTAATCATTGGCGCACACTGCCTTTTCAAATGCAGCGTGAAATCAAGAACGCTCATATACCTGAACAAGAGTTAACCGGCACACCAAGCGCTGAGTACATACTTGCAACGCATCGTGCAATACTGTGGACTTGCAAACGTGAATGGCCGAATGATTACCTGGAATTAAAGAAGAAATTTGATCACATTGACCGTTTATTATTGGGAGATGCCAAAAAGAAAGAGATTAAAGATACGCAAAGCGAAGCAAGCAGCACGCAACCTGATGACATCAATTGTTGAGCACGGCATCATGACACCGGAGCGTGCTAGCTGTGTTCCTACTCATGTTGCTGGTGTCAGTGGACGTTATCTATTCGGACAAGGAAAACAAATCATGAGCGAAGAGAAAGTCACCATCACAGTTGACACCTGGTTGGAAGCGTCACGCATGTTGGCTGGTGCTCAGATGTATCGAGACTATTATGCAACTGATCTTGAGCCTGACGAGCTTTATGAATTTGATGCAATCATTACAAAGTTTCAGGATGCTCAAAAGCAGTTGCCGGAACCAGACGCAGAGACATACGCAGAGTGGTTAGTTAGATCAGATAAGGAAAAACGTAATGGCTGATCTACGAGACAACAAACCACCAGCCGAATTAGTTGGTGATCGATTAGGTGGTTGCTTTGGTGAGTGTGAGATGGAGATCGCTATGCGTGAAATCGTCCGCTTAGCGGTGGAGCGCGGAACCTGGCGAATAACATTGACTGAAAGTATATTTGCAGCCGTTAATAATCCATACGCGATTGATGGATTCAATTCTTTGATTCATCATACCTGGCTGGTGCCGGTAACAGGTGGATACCAAATTCATCAAGATGTTGTCAAACGGTTAATGCGTGAGCGTCCACATTTGTTCCATTGTGCTGCATGATCAAACTATTAAAGTGGCTTGCATAACCTACATCGAGAAAACCTTTCGCTCTAACTCACGTTGGATCATTCAAGAAGCCAACGCGATACTTGAGCACTATGCAGAGCTTGGTTATATAATGACGCTCCGGCAACTCTACTACCAGCTTGTCAAAGCCAACAAAATTCCCAACAACATAAAGTCCTATAACAATCTTGGAAACGTAATCGGTGATGCGCGCCTGGCCGGTTTGATTGACTGGAACCACCTTGAGGATCGTGCTCGCGTGTTACGTGGCATTTGTCATTATGGATCACCACAAGACATGCTAAGCGAAGGGATTAAATCTTATCGGATCGATATGTGGGAGAATCAAGACGTGCGGCCCGAAGTCTGGATTGAGAAAGACGCTTTGAGCGGAGTATTTGAAGGTGTCTGTGGTGAGTTAGATGTTGATCTACTAGCGTGCAAAGGTTATCTCAGTTTGTCGGAAGCTCATTCAGCGGCCATGCGCTTTGAACGTATTGCGGCTAATGGACAGCAACCGATAGTTTTTCATTTTGGAGATCATGATAGCTCCGGCTTAGATATGACGCGAGATATCCTGGCGAAATTTAATCTCTTTATTGGTGGTGTGAAAGTGGATCGAAGAGCACTCACAATGAAGCAAATTAATCTTTATCATCTTCCACCTCAACCAGCAAAGATGTCCGATCCGCGTGCCAGTAATTATATTGATCAATTCGGTGATGAGAGTTGGGAACTGGATTCACTTGATCCACAACAATTGACTGAGCTTGTGCGCGAAGCGGTTGAAGCTGTCCGCGATGAAGACTTGTGGAATGAATCTCTGGCCCGCGAGACAGAAGAACGTGATGGCTTGAGTGTGGTAAATAAACATTGGAACAAAGTTGTATTGCACGCGGCAAAGTTAGACAAGCCAAAGCCGCCGCGCAAACCGCGTAAGAAAAAAGCCAGGAAGAAAACTACAAAGCGATCTTCTAGAAAGCGAGCAACCAAAAAATGAACGGTGATGCTGAAAAGATGATTGCGTTTTTCTATCGCTGTCTGTTTTGTAACCGGCTGTTTGAATACGGTGAGCGTCAAATAAACGAACCAAACTTAACTGAGCACGGCTTAGCTCTATGGAAACCACGAGTGTTGGTTCAGGAAGTACAGCACGAGTGTCAAGACACCGGAAAGGGATGCGCTGTGTTTGTCGGATGTCGGCTTGTTAATAAAGGTGCTCTATAATTCCTTCAATTATGGAATCAAAGCACCTTTCGTCATTTTTTACTTGCATAGGCGGTTCAGACGTGATATAAGGCATTCTGCTTTACAAAAGTCTACGCGGCCCAAACTATTACGAAGGGAGAAAATCATGGCAACAAGTCGTAAGGGTGGTGGATCACGCGACAACGCCGGTGGTAAGAAAACTGGTGGTGGTAAGAAGCTGATGAGTCCGAAGACTCAGGCTTTCTTCGCGCTGAATGATCTTCTGACACTCCACAAGGATGACACCGAAACGCCGGAAGTCACAAATGCACGTCGCGTGCTGAAAGACAACGGCTTCGATGAGCGTCCTTCACGCCAGCAAGAGATCGAAGCGATCAAAGCAGAGATGCAAGCAATTGACGCTTCGGAGCCTGGCGCGGCTGCAACCATTGTTGAGCTTGGCAAGCGTCTCGGCGCTGCACAGCGCGGCAAAGTGGTTGCTTCTAAGAAGGCAGCGGCCTAACAACATTCACGCGGGTAGCGTGAACGGGGGAGCTATTCGCGGAGCGGGTATACGGGCCACGCTCCGCGATTAGCGCTTTTCTAGATGTACATCGTTAACATCAAACGTGCGCCAGGAACCGGCTATGATGAAGCGATTGAGATTGATGGTTCCATTGAGCACGCCATTCATTATCTTGACATCCTCAAAGAACTATCAATCAATTGTACCGGCTTCACGCATGAAGACGAAGGAATGAAACTCATTGGCTGGTCTGGCCCACACAAAATCTTGGAAGCGGAAATCATACCTCATTGGAAAGTGAACAATGAGCAAACTAGAGCGGAACCTTGATCAGCGGATACGCGATCACTTCAAGCATCGGCCTGACATCGTTGCAAAGAAGCTGCACGGTACGATGCACTCATTGAATGAACCTGACTGGTTGTTTACTGTTCAGGGCCGCACAGTGGTCATTGAAATGAAAGTGCCTGGTGAGAAAGAGCGGCCCGCACAGTCACTTCGATTGCGCGAGTGGGAGCTTGCCGGAGCACGCACGGCGGTCTGTACCACTCTTGATGCAGTCATTGAGATCATCAACGCGGAAGAGGCAAGAATGCGCCGGTTG